TTTTATATAGTTGGAAAGTATCTGCATTTGCACGGTTCGTTGCTCCTGAGCCAGCATTTCCGATGCTGCCATCATCCATCCTCACCCATCCTTGTGGTACAGAAGAGGAATAAAGCGGTCTAACATCGGCGCAACGTGGTGTGGTAGTAATAGAATAGATTTGATCATAATCATCAAATTCAGCATCAGGGTTAATATTGTCACCCAAATATAAGCAGGGCTTTGTAAATAAAATATCGCAGTTGGTTCCTAAAGGTGGCCATAATTGAATATAAAGCGCATCATCATTAGTTTGCAAACCTGGTGTGCCGATTGATTTTGCTGCCACATCGGGAACGGTAAAAGATGCGACAAACTTTGTCCATGTTGTGGTCAAATCATGAGTGTCAATTGAGAACAAAACCTCAGCACTTGTTGCGGTTCCTGAGCCAAAATATTGACGCACATAGGAAGTCAATGTCACACCTGTAGCCGTCACTGCCCCCCAAAATGTAAACGTCATAGTCTTGTTCGACAGGTTTTTAATTTTTTGGGTTATTGGAAACTGAAAACATTTATATGTTTCACCTGCCGGACTTCCCGTGCATTGATAACGGATATAATCAACTGGGGTTACATCGCCTGTCAATGGGGCTGATGCCAACGAAAACAGGGGAAAAGTTATTTGATCGGAAGCTAAACCAGTATCATTTTTTAAAAACCTAACATCTGGCCCAACCACTCCATAGGTTCCAGTAATAGGAACTGACGTGACAGGGGTAAATCCCTTATGATTTGATGGAGCTATAAGTTTATTGGTTTCATTGGCGGCTGCGGCCATATCATCAACATGATCGATAAATTGATTATTCGATATATAATTTTTAAGAGGAATATAAGATGTAACATTGCCGCCACCACCTGAACCAACAGGCGCATAGTCATCCATTGTCCATAAAAGATTGTCATCAGAATCATATAGCTCAAGATAATAAGTATCATTCAAATCAGCACTATCTACTGACCAATAAAATGGGCCTTGAACCCCATTCAAATCAAATATAATAGGGTTTGTCCATGCAATGGTGCCACCTGCATCTTGATAGACTGCCTTGTCTTCAACTTTGTTTAAAGAACGTTTGGTATATAGTTTAGCTCCACCTGCAACGGTGCCAGCGTTATTCATTGCTACCCATTTTGGGATTGGGGCTAAATTATAAGTTATTGCCATTACACAGTCCTTGTGAAATTAATTTCTATAGTGCTTGTTTTTTGTCCAAACTACTATTATAATTTAATTTTAAATCGAGTTTATCATGTTACATTTAATTATCTTAATATTCTTCATCTACAACATTATTCAAATCATTTCCTCTTGGGGCGAAGATTACTAAAGTTTAGATTTAAAATATTGTTTTCCAATATCTACTAACGCATTAGTTGGTAACACCGCACCCAATCCAGCCAAATACAATGCATTTCTGTAAGGTTTGAATTTCATATAACGTTTAAATTCTTGTCTACCTTTTGTCATTAAATTTGCTATATCTTCATGACCGAGCTTGTTTAAGCTTTCAGTAAATTCATCTAATAATTTGCCCTGCGTTTGCAATCCGGCTCGGCCTTTTATTTTGGCTTCTGGATTAAACCATGACTTTGCTCTTTGCCCTGACAATTGCCCTAATTCCGATTGCAACTGGAATATGGCATCATAATCGCCCATCTTGGCTTTTTCAAATAATTCTCTGTTTTGTAGGGTGTTAGGAAAGAATTGCTTGGCATCTTCAATTAGTTCGGGCGTCATCGAAAATGCATCTTTATTAACACCAAAATCTTTTGCCATTTGTTGAGCTTTCCTTAATTTTTTAGTAGCTCCGGCTTTTGTTAAATGGGGAATTATATCGCGCAACGCATTAACCCCTGCAAAAACATCGGGGCCATATTCGCTGACAGTCTGAACAATTTTATCAACGGGCGTGCGCTCGCCTTTTAATCCCCAAACATCCCCATAATCTGTCGTGTCATGTGGTAAATAGCTTGAAATAGGACGCTTGTATTGCATCGTAGGATGTGGCCCTGGCATTTGATTCCAGATAGGCTCCATTTGTTGTCCTGTCTGTTCTATCATTTGGGCGACATCATGAGGGATATTAGCCAGATTACGACCTGCATGGGTCAATCCTGTCAATATATTTTTAGGCAATTTACTCCAAAATCCAGGCTGTTCTTCTGGTTGCGCTGCATTTTCAAACAGGTTTCTGGGCGCCCTTGCACTTGGCTGCATTGGCTGTTGTTCATCTTGTGCAAATAAATCTCTAGCCATTATATTTGCCCTCGGCTCTTAGTCTTTCTTTTACTTGATCAACAGTCATGCCATTTTGTTGAGCAGTATAAGCAATATCTTCTTCTGTAATTGGGTTAAGCTCTTGCTCAACCGCCGCTCTTATAGCATCGCCGTCAATCATTTTATCGGCTTGCTGTAGGGCTTGGCCTTTATTGATGTGATATTTTTGCATCAATTGAGAAGCAATATTTGAGCGTTGCTCAGTCATTTGGTTGAAAGCATCAATAATTGGTAATTTTCCAAGCATAACACCAACCGTATCTTTTTTCGCAAGCTTCATAGACTCAGACAACGGAATCTCAGAGGCCAAAATTCGACCGCCAAATCCTTTAATGGTTGATGCAACCAATTGTTGTGCTGCCGCTTGAAAACGACCGATAAGCTTTTGTTCAGCTTCATTTCCAAAGTTTGCTTTAGCATCCATTTGAAGCGATTGAAAGCCTGGTATTTGACGTAATCGTTGAAATACAGGGTCTTTAATAAGTGATTTAAGCTCATTAATGGGCTTTTGCATTTGCGTTGCTTGCTGGTATTGATTGTCTAGTTCATCGATAGCCTTAGCGCGAATTTTGCCAAGTTCTTGACCTTCTGACTCAATTCCTTTGAACTCACCTAATTTTTCAGGCCATGTTTTTTCATCTTGGGGCGGTCTTTGGCCTTCGGTTAAAGTCAATTTCATTGGCTCTTTGCCGCCAACTTCTTCGGTTTCTTGCGCATAAACAGGATTGCCGTTTTTGTCATACCATTGCTCACCCTCAAGTTGCACGCCACCTGGTGGACGTGGAACATTCGCAGATGGTTGCTGCGGTGCGCTCATAGGTTGCTGTTGTTGTGCCATTTGAGCCATTGGATTTTGATTGCCTTGACCAAACATTCCTTTAAATTTATCGGCAACCCAATTGGCCATAGGATTCCTAAAACCACTTGTATTTTGCCTGCCAAGTACAGGTATATTCATCAAAGCATTGCCCGTTCCTTGGCCCATGCCAGCACGAGTTATCATTTGCAAAGCCGCTTGTCTTGTGGGTTCATCCATATTGGCGAGTGCGCCAGGATTTTGCATTAATTTTGCCATAAACTGTGGCCCCATTAGGTTTGCATAAGCAAGTTTAGATAGAGCATTTGCACTTTCTGTCCAGGGTGCCAATTGTGCTTTGGTTTGATTAATGTCTTTTAAAGCAATCGCATTTTTAAGGGCATTAACACCACCTAGTGAGGTGACTAATTGCCCACCTGGTTGCACATCTGCAACAACTTTTGGTAATGGAAGTGCCATAACTTATCCTTATAAAAACATTCCGGCGATGTTGCCTATCATATTCCAAACATCTTGCTGCCGTCCGGCTTCTTTGCCATAAGCTGCTTCGCCCATTCTTTGACCCATGGTGTTATACATATTGGTCAACGCATTAGCGGCATTTTGACCACCTGTCATAAGATTTTGCTGTCCTTGGCCATATTGAGTATTAATGCCTAACACATTTTGTAGCCACTGATTCATGTCTTGAGATGAAATATTCTGGGCATTTTGTTGCAATTGTTGCATCAACGGTGTACTGCCAGTCAATCCAGACGCACTCGCTGCATTTTGGCCAGCACGCATGGCTTGTTGCTGTTGGTAATGCGCATAAGGGCTTTCTTGATAATTTCCCATCAAATTATTGATAAATTCACTAGGATTTTTTTGGCTATTTAACCAGTTTTGATAATCGCCGATTGCGCCTTTTCCGGCGTTATACCAAGGTTGCTGCGCACCTTCTGATTTATTTGCCCAATCTTGGTATTGATTCATTGCGTCTTGGTAGGGTTTATCAGAACCCAAACCAAATATATGAAAAGGATTAAATGCCATAGCCACGTTCCTTGTGATTATATCAAGTTTGCCCAAGCTCCTGCTTCATAGCCCTGGAACTTGTCAGTACTTGTATTATAAATTATTTGTCCATTAATTACATTCTGTAAAGCATCACGCTCAGCCGTTGTGATTCGTGGTACAAATATCCCATTTTGCGTTAAATACTCACGCAACGATTCAACAAATGTTGCCATAAAATCCGACCATACATTGCTAAGATAAACATTATCTTTGATTACAGGGTCATAGGTCGGAAAATAATCGAAGTCTCTAGCCATAATTACTCCGGTAATACTTCAAAATCCCATGCAGCACCTAATACTACAAAAGGAATTTCATTAAAAAATTCTATCTTTGGCACAAATCCTTGGCCTCTAGGTGTAGTGCCAATCTTACGCCAGACGGTTCGATAGGTTCTTTGGCCTATCTTGCCCATGGTTGCTTGTAAATAATTGCCATAACTTTGACCGCCATCTCTTGAAACAGCTAAAAAGACAACTGGCTGACCACCTCCAGAAAGAGTTGTTTGATCGAGAAGTAATACCTCACCCGATTCAGTTAATAACTCGTCTTCATCTTCTGTTAATAAATCCACGGTAGTTTGAGTCAAGATATCAAGCGAGCCTTGTAATAAATCCACTTGGAATCTATCAATACGCAAGCGGTTATAGCCTTCTGGCGTCATTTGTCGGCCAATTCTCATGCGCCTGATTGTTTCGCCATCATTGGTTGAAACTGAATTATCAACAATATAAAAAATGGGGGAATTATAAGAGCCGTAATAATTTACTCCATCAAAGAAGGCATGTGTTTGAGCCGGATGTCTGTCACCGTTTAACACTTCTTCTTCATGCCATCTTAGCTGCTCTGGTGTACTCATGCTGACATTAAAGACAAACGTATGGTTAGCAAGCGTAAAATTAAGCCGATAGAATATGATGCCGTTCTCTTTTATTAATACGCCTCTTGCATCGGCAACGCCTGTGTCTGGGTCGGCTGCATATTGGGCTAATTGAAAATCAAGGGCGCGATTGCTAACAGGAATTGACTCGGTGCCTCGCACTTCCATAACACCTGCAAGACCATCTTTGTCTTGGGCTAAGAAAAACATTCTGTCAAAGCCAACTGATATGCTTCCAACGGCAGGCGTTCCAACTTCCATAAGTAAAGAGTTATTGCGCCTAATGGGCAAATTTGTGCCTAGCCCTGCGTTTTCCCAAACTTCTGTATAGTTGGATGAAAATAAGAAAATTCTTCGGTGGAGCGTTCTACAGCCAACAATATTACCAGGATGTGAAGTAATACTTCCTAATTGAAGCTGACCATTATTGGTTATTGAACCATTACCACCCGCAACGGAGGTTATGGCCGTACCACCTTGGGTTTCTGAAACTCTGATGGTGGTGGCACTAACTTGCGCAACAACGCAGTAGGTTGTTCCTGACACAAGTTCGGCAGGCAAAC